AGGGTTTATTGACCCTAAAACTAAAAAACCTTATGAGGGCAGTGGAGGCTCAAGTTCAGAGTCTTCTACAAAGACTGATGAAGAGCTACTTAGCCAAGTAAGTTCTCAACTAGGCATAGACTCTACAAAGCTGCTAGCTGCGTACAAAGATTACTTAAAAACTGGAAAAATTAAAGAAGGAACTACCTTATCTAGTATTTTAGGGCCTGGAGCTGACGCAACTGGTATGTCTAACGTAATTGGTTCAGCAGCCTCTACATATAACTATGGAGGGGTTACCTTCAATATGAATGTTGTTGGCGGCGACCCTAAGAAGCTTGAAAGCATGTTTAAGAGCTGGTTTGAAAAGCTTAAATCAGGTAACTTGATTGGAACCAACTAATGCCTATTAATACAACCACACTTGCTGGAATCACAGCTGCCTCAAGGCTACCAGATGCTGATATTGATAATGCTGGCATTTTAGCTAGGCTTCAATCTCAAGGCATTAACGCATCACAGCTAGGAACGGCTGTATACAACGCTATAGTAACTGACGCTCAAAACGCAGCTAGGTTAGAGGCAGAAAAAAAGCTTTTAGACGCACAAAATAAAACTATAGATAGCCCTGTAACAAAGCAGACTGGTGTGCCCAGCCCTACTAACTATCGATGGAACTTGCCGCCACATCAATGGAGTTTACCTGTTCAACCTCAAAGCATAGACCCTTATTTTGTTGGAAAACAAAGCACCGCAGATTCTTTCCACGGATTTAGACGTGGAAGATTGTGGTTTTGGGGAGGGGCGTCAGATATCACTCAACTTGATGACAAAGGTCAAGCAAAGACTGCTGGACAGATAGCAACTGAAAAGCTTAAAGCTGGGGATGTACAAGTAGGCTCTGGCGGAGTTTTAAATCAAAATGATAATAACTATGGTTTTCAATTTTTATGGAACCCAACAACAATTAGCACTAGTGTTGCTAGAAATATGGATATTACGCCTAGCCCAGCAGATACTCTTAAAGTGGTCTCTGGAGCATTTCCTGGTCAAGAGACTGTGACTTTTAATATCCAATTAGACAGAGTGAACGACTTTGCTTGTTTAAAAGCGTTAAAAAGCCCAGAGTTGTTTAGCAAATACTACGGAAGCAGTTATCCAACAAGCGACACCTCAGAAACTTTTCAATCAAAAGTGGGCAAGCTATTAACTAGAGGCACCATGGCGGACCTTGAATACTTATTTAAAGCTATTAACGGCGGGTATGCTTGGAAAAACCTTCTTGGAAAAGAAACTGCAAATATTGGGTTTTTAATGCCTACACTGCTCGGAATGCAGATTGGTCCAGATTTAGAAAGTTTAAATTACGTTGGATGGTTAACTAATATAGGTATTCAACACACTGACTTTACTCAAAATATGGTGCCTATCCGAACAACTGTCTCTATTAACATGGAATGCTTTGCTGGCAGCGCCATCACAGCATTGGGGGGTTAAAATGTCTATTTATAAAGGCTCTCGTTATGAGTACTCAACAATTGACTACGTAGCTACTAATAACTATGTTGAAAAACCTATTGTTTTTTATACGTTTTCTGATTTAGGTTTTGTTAATTATTGGGAGCACACCTTTTTACAAGGTGAGCGCTTAGACCAGTTAGCTGATAGATATTATAAAAACTCAGAGTACTGGTGGGTAATTGCTGAGTTTAACCCTGCCATCATAGATTTAAATAACATTAAACCAGGGACTATTTTAAAGGTGCCTAATGTTTAAATATATTAGCGTTAACTTCCCAAATACAACTCTTAACCCAACCACTATATATAGTTTTACTCTGTCACAAAAACGGTATGAGCATGAAATAGCTACTATTGAGTTTAAAGACTGGGGAACAGAGTTTGATATTATTGCCCCAGGCGAGCCTATAACTGTAACTATTACCAATAAAGTGCAGTCAAAAACATTCTATGGGTACGTTCATAACGTAGAAGTTGATAGGTCCCCTGGTAAGTTTTTTGCGTCTGTTACCTGTGTTGGCGGCTCTTTTCCTATGAAACAAAGTCGGCAAACTGTGTTTAAAGACATAACTGCGGACGAGGTAATTAAAAAAATAGCAACGATTCATAACTTTGTTTGCTATGCAGTTCCGTATAGCCGCGTTTATCCGCAAATCTCACAAGCTGGCCTATCAGACTGGCAGTTGATGACCCGTTTAGCCAAACAATGCGGGTACACCTTAAGAGCGCAAAATACAGAACTTTACTTTCAACCTGTAATGGAAGAGTACACAAAATACCGTTCAGAGGCGCCTGTCTTTAACATGCGCTCCTTATCTCACCCAGATGGCTCTAATTTGTACTCATTTAAACCAGTAATTAGTGAGTCTATGACCTACGACGGTGACACAAAGGCTGCAGTAGCCGTTACTGGTGTAGACGTGTTTTCTGGAGCGCCTTTATCAGTAACTCAACAAGTTAGAAATAAAAAAACAAGAAAAAAACAACAACTTGAGTTTTTTGATAAGTTTTCAACTTCAACTGTGGCACTAGACCAAACAGTTGCAAAGTTTGAGGCTGAGGCAGCTGAAAATAGAAACTATTTTCCATACAGGGCTGAAGCCGAGGTATTAGGCAACCCAAATATTAGACCAGACATGGCTGTGTATTTAAATGGCGTTGGCCAGCCTTATTCTGGGTATTGGATTGTTTTAGAAGCCGAACACCACATAATTGAAAAAGAAAGAAACTTATTTGTATACACAACCACCCTTAAACTTGGGGCTGACTCTTTAGGGGCTTCTGGAGTCTGGACAGACAGTCAAACTATTAATATTCCATCATCAAAACCACAAAGAACTGTAATACCAAATGTAAAACAAACTAAAGTTAAGCCTGTTACAGCCCTATCTAGCCCTAAGCGTATTACAAACCAAGCTTCAAAGAGCAGCTTTGGAACTATTGAAAACAGAGCTAAGCAAGCAAGCACTACAGCTAGGGCAAACACCCCAATAACGTGGAAGAGTAAAACCTCTTCATTAAACACCATTATCCCTACTGCGAAGAAGTCGCCTATAATTAGTTCCCGCTTAGCGCAAAAAAGAGTAGGTAAATAATGGATTCTAGATTTTATGGCCTGTACAGAGGCGTGTGTATAGATAACGACGACCCAGATAAACTTAATAGAATTACTTTACAGGTGCCTCAAGTTCTTGGTACGCAAATTAGTAATTGGGCTTTGCCGTGTACTCCTGTAACAAGTAATGCTGACCACCCAGACCACAAGAAGCATTTGGCGTCTGAGGTAGCGGCTTTACTTCAAGCCCATGCTAATCATACAGACACGGTAACCACCTCAGCGCAGGGTGTTCCAGGAGTTGTTGGCGGGGGTTCGCACTCACACACAATTACTTTAGCCTTAGCTCATACAAATAACCACACAGGTAAATCTCCAGACTCAACTTTTAACCTTGACCACGAACACGAGCCTACAGATGACCTTCTTGACAAAGATGGGTCTGAGGACGGGCTAGTTGCCGCAGAGCACACCTACCACAGAGAAATTCCTAATATTGGTCAACAAGTTTGGCTTATGTTTGTAGCTGGGGACCCTAACTTTCCAGTATGGATGGGAGTATAAAGATGACAGAGCGCGCTATATCAATGCCATTTTCAATTGACGCTTCTGGAGGCATTGCTTATTCAGAAAGACTAGAAAAAATATGGCAAGACAGAGTTCTTTTAGCTGTCATGACAAGTCTTGGAGAACGGGTAATGAGACCAGACTTTGGAGGCACAGTACCAGCTTCACTATTTGAAAATCCAAATGACGCCCTTAGTTTAATTAGGCAGTCTGTTCAAGTTACTTTTTCACGTTGGTTACAGCCTTTAACTTTATTAAGCGTCTCTGGGTACGTTGGGGATGACAACACCTTAATGGCTGAAATATTTTATAACTTAAGAGAGACCTCTCAAGAGCAGAGTGTAACGATAAAAACTGCTATCCTAAGTAGGTCTGGAGACATAATCCTGGAGGTTCCAAATGACTGATATTAACTACGTACCACAAGTGGACTACACCTCTAAGGACTATACCTCTATTAAAGAGGATATGGTCTCTCTTATCCCAAGTTATTTGCCTGCGTGGACAAACCGAGATAGTGCCGACTTTGGAATCACTTTAATTGAACTATTTGCGTATATGGGCGACGTACTAAACTACTATATCGACCGCTCAGCTAATGAAGCGTTTATTTCTACAGCAAGTCAAAGAGATAGTGTTTTACAAATTGCACGTCTACTAGGCTATAGCCCTACTAAATCTATTGCGGCAACTGTAACTTTAACATTTTATAACTCTACGGCCTCTGCAATTACAGTACCAGCTAAAACACAAGTAGCCACTAGCTCTTTAACAAGCGGTTCTCAAATTATTTTTGAAACCAACTCTGCAGTAACGGTTCCAGCACAGGTAGGAAGCGTAAAGGGTTCCGCCACTGTTGCAGCAACTCAAGGAACAACAGTAAGCTCTGAAAATATTGGAACATCAACTGGTTTAATTAACCAAGTATTGGAACTACAAAAAGCTCCGTTAATTAATGGGTCTATTTCAATTGTTGCTGGGGCTTCTAATTTTACAGAGGTCCCTTACCTTATTGATTATAACAACTACGACCCTGTGTTTGCAACATACACAAACGCGTCTGGAAACTCGTTTGTGTTATTTGGAGATAATATTAGCGGCCGTGTTCCTGACACTGACGCTATTATTTATGCAACTTACAGAATTGGCGGAGGTCTAACAGGTAACGTAGCAGCCAACTCATTAAAGACAATTTTAACAAACGCAGTAGCTGGATTATCTGTAGCTAATATATCCGCTGCAACTGGGGGCGCTGACGAAGAGTCAACAGATTCAATTCGTGCAAATGCCCCTTTAAGTTTAAAAGCTTTAAACAGAGCAGTATCACTTGCAGACTACTCGGCACTAACTGTAGCCGCTGGTGCGGCCAAGGCTAACGCTGTTGCAGACGTTTACACGAGTGTGACAGTGTACTTTGCCCCTTCCGCGGGTGACTTAGGGGTCAATATTGACGGGGTTACGCCTTCAAACGTGTTTAACTCATTTAAAACAACTATTAATAACTATTTAATTGGAAAAGTTCCAGCAAACACGACTGTTACGTTTCAACCACCAAGCTATGTCGAGTTAACTATTCAAGCGTCAGTAACGGTTTTGCCTCAATACCGACAAACTTTAGTAAACACCGCTGTAAATGCCATACTTTCTGAACTACTTGCTTTTGATAATGTTACTTTTGCAGACACCATTAGATTAAATGACATTATGGGAGCTATTAATTCTGTAGAAGGCGTTGCGTACTGCCAAGTAGATAAACTTGTAAGAACGGCAAACGACCTAACATACGTTGTCACTAACAAAGCTGCGTCAGGGACTTTAGCCACCTTAACTATTGGGACGCACAGTTTATCTGTAGGAGACACGGTATCTATTAGTAATGTAGATACAACTTTTAATGGGGTATTTGTAATAACAGCTGTTGGAGCAACTACTATTTCATACTCTTTGATATCTGCGGTTGTGTCCTCAACACCAACAGCGACTGGTGGGGCTACAAAACTTACTATCTCTGATGTAGTGTGCGAAGCTAATGAGATACCTAAGCTAACAACTTCTAACTTAACTCTGTCCTTTACTGGGGGCATCACTAACTAATGGCGCGGTATGGAATTAGTTATTACGGGCTTTCCACGTATGGTGCTGAAAGCCCAGTAAGCTATGCCGTAAATAATATACAAGCTAAGTCTGTTACTTACGGAGCTATTAAAATTACTTGGGATAGCCCTAGCGGTAATTGGTCAAAAATTAAGTTGGTCCGAAACTCATACGGGTTTCCTGTAGATGAGACAGATGGTACCCAATTAGATATTAAAAACGATGGTCTGTACGAAGCGTATAGAGAAACAGACCCTGTTAACTATTTAGATGAAAACTTGGCTCAAAATGAGTTTTACTATTATTCGTTATTTGTTTTTGAACGCATTAATTATAAATGGCTTCGTGTTGGGGACATCATTGGCTTAGCTGTAAAAGACTATGGGTATAGCGACAAACTGCTTGAGTATTTACCAAATGTTTATAAGCTACCAATTGTAAACGCTGCTGTCAGTGTTACAGATACTGTAGAAAATTCAACATTAACCTCGTTCTTAGAGCTATTTGCTTTTCAATTAAGTGAGTATCACACTCTTACAAATTTATTAGTAAATAGATATAACACAGCAACACTTGGTGGGATGATGCTCCCTTCTCTTTTGCAGCAGTTGGGTATAGCCTATGAGCCAGAAATTGGCTATCAACAATCACGTATTTTAGCCAGAGACGCTGGGGCTATTTACAAAGGTAAAGGAAGCAACGACGGATTAAGAGAGTTTTTAAAGGCGTTTACTGGATGGGCTGTCCCAACGGTAGCTAACGTACCAAACCCTACTATTAACGGACTTGTAGTAAGCCACAATCAAATGCTTGACTACAACGACTCTTCATTTGAAGAATCAGTAGGGCATTGGGCTAGTTCTACTGGGGCATTAGCTTGCCTAAAGAAAAGAAACATAACCGCGTTCGCTATCAATACAAATGTGGTTACTTTAACTATAGGTACTCATGACTATCAAATTGGAAACAGAGTAACTATCTCAGGTTCCGATAAACCATTATTTAATTCAGTAACTGGTTTGACTATTACTTCTAGAACAGATACCACTATTTCATATGCACTGACTGCTGGCAACCTGTCTACAACTAGTGCTTGGAATAAAAGCACAGCTAAGTACCCTGTTGTGGCGCCGTTTCCAGCACCTTGGGTAGAGTCTACAGCTCCAGCAGATTACCCAAATAAGCAAGTCGGAATCATGGCTATTAAAAACCTAAGCGCCTCTCCATCAACGGTAACTGCAGACTGTGGTTTAGACGCCCCTATTACTAAAGGCATCCCTGTCACGGCAAGCACCGCATACACATTTAGCGTATACACAGTTAATTCAACGTCTACTCGCCAAGTGACTCTTAGTATTAAGTGGTACACAAGATTTGGCGTATTAATAAGCACATCAACGGGCTCTGCTACAGCTAGCGGTACTGGTGTTTTTTCTGCTCGTCCAACAGTAACTGGAACCTCGCCAGCAACCGCATACTACGCCGTGCCTAGCATTTCTATTGCTGCACTTGCAGGCTCTGCAAGCAACGAGTATCAATACTTTGATTGCGCACAGTTTGAAGAGGCAAATGCAGTTACCTCGTTTGATGAGGCACGTCAAATTCATATTACTTTTAGAGCAACTAGAATTAATGAATTAAAAAACCCTCACTTTGCTTTAATTAGCGGTACTAATGCTAGCCCAGTTATTACTCCGTGGACAGTTACAGGAGCTGCAACAACTAAAACTATTGACACTTCTACAGCTGAACCAGAAACTACTATATGGTCAACTAGATTTAAAAGAGTTGTCTCTAACGTAGCACGTATTGAAACTTTATATACACATTGGTTTAAAGTAGGAAACACAGTTTCTATTTACAATATGGGAGCTCCGTTTGACGGAGTTAAAACAATTACGGGTGTTGGTGAGACCGTACTTAGTGGAACAACTGTAGTTAGCTATCCTTACATTGAGTTTTCGGTGTCTAACCCAGACATTACAAAAGTAGAAGATTTAGATGGAGAAGTTTGGAACTCAGGTAATGCACTTAAACTAGTAGCTTCCGCTACAGGCACTGTAAACGTTAAATCATGGGACGGCTCCACTAACTCGCAATTAATGCCTATTCATTACCCAGGTGCAAGTTACACGTTTAGTATTTATGCAAATAAAGATGAGCTTGCAACTGCTCCTACATTTGAAGCCGTTACTCCATACATAACGTGGTACAACTCTTCTAATGTTGTAATTAGCACCTCAACTGGAGCTACTACTAATGTTACTAAGTTTGAAGGCTCGTGGGATAGACCACACGTAACAGATGTTGCACCGTCTAATGCTGCATATGCGGTTGTTGGAATTAACTGGGCGGCAACTAATGGGCACACACTTTGGCTTGACTCAGCCCTGTTTGAAGAGTCCGCAGAAGTGTTTACATTTTTTGATGGAGCTAGCGGTTACGGAGACACCCCTAATTATATTTGGGAAGGCAATGCCCCTAACGCTTCACGTAGCCACTTTTATAAAAACCGTTACGCGGTAGCTGCTAGAACTGGCGATACCGCGTTTACAGATAATTTACCTCTAGGCTCAACTGTGGCTATTTACGTAGGTCAACCAAAAACTTAAAAGTACGTGATAGTGTGTGCCTCCCCTACAAGGAGGTCCAATGGACAAGAACTATGTGATAGTCGCTGGTAACGGCGTAACAAGCAGAGCTAACCTAGAGGCTCTTATTGAAGACCATTTCTATGCTCACGGTAAAAACGGCGATGAAGTAATCGTTGTTGTCCCGTATAAAGAAAAAGCTAGTCAAGGTCAAATCTTTGCAACTCAACTTGCAAAAGATAAAAACAAAGAACTTATCGTTTACTCTGAGTCTGGCAAGTTTGACGGGATGCCAGCCGCTTCAGTTATTGACGGCTCAATAGAAGATGCCGCAAAAGCGTTTTCTAAAGAAAATGCCGTCGCCTTTATCCTGTGGTCTGACGAAGACGCAGAAACCCTAGACATACTTAATGCGATGTCTGCTGAGGGTATCCCTTGCTTTGATTTAACTGAGGGACTAATGAAGCTGCAACCATCTGATGGTAAGAAGATTGCTAAGCCCATAATCCCAGAACAAGAACAAGTTAAAGCAAAAGTGGAGGTAGTTGAAGATGGCGAAGATGAAGAGGGTGAGGAAGAAGATTTCGAAGACGAAGAAGACGACGAAGAAGCCCTTGACGAAGAAGTCCTGGAAAATCTCTATTACGGAATCCAAGCGGTCGCCCAAATCTTCGCGCAAGCCCTCGTAGAAGCCATGAGCAATGCCCCTGAGAAGCCTTTAAAGGGCCCTAAGGAGTGATTACAGGCTTGCCCCTAGAGGTGTTACAGGAAATGGCCAAACGGACCCGTAATCGGGGCGCTGAGCCTCTTTCTAAGGCCCTTGGTATAGGGCGAAACCGTATCCAAGACGCTATAACTTACCTACGCAATATCGGGGCAATTGAGACAATTACCGTAAAGTTCGCAAATGGCAGCCCTATCAAAAGCATTAACATCACTGATTTGGGCAATGAACTGCTGGGGCATACAGTCGGGGCATACAGCGGGGCATACATACAGCAACCTGAGCAGAATAGCTATATACCCAATATAGCTTATTCATATATAAGCAAACCGAATAGCGAACAGAGTTCGCGGGAGACACACGTGAGTGAATATTATTATGATGAAGATGAGCGCCTAGAGGCTCAACGCAAGTTCCGCGAAAAAAAGCACGTCGAAAAGCTTGAGGCTCATGAAGACCGACGTCAACAACGTATGGTTAAACGCAGTCAAGCTAACGCTGCTTCCTGGTCACCTACAGACTCTACGTTTGAGTTTGCAGAGCAGATGCATGACCTGTGGCATATCAAGCCGTGGCAGGTCACACGTAGCCGTTTTAGGTACGCACTTGACTCTAAGCGCAAAGAGTTCAAT